GGCGCGTCACGGCGTTGGCCTGCGCCTTGCCGGCGGCGCTGGTGTCGGTATTGGTCGACGGGCCTGGGTTGTGGTTGCTGCCGATCGCACTGGTCTTCTGGCCACCCTTGAACGGCGGGTGCTCGCGGCCCGACGGCGGGCTCCATCCACCTGACTTCGATGCCATCGCTCTAAATACCTCCTGCACCTGGTGCGCCCACATTCTGCGCCGCGCCGGCCATCACCTGCGGGCCGGGTGGTGGTAGCGCGCCGGCCCCGCCGGGCGCGGTGGCCAGCGCTGCCAGATCGGGAACGCCTCCCGCGCCCGGCCCGCCACCCTCGAACACGCCTGGCGCCGGCGTGGCCATGCCGCCCGGACCCGCGGGCGCCGGCAAGCCTGGTAGCTGACCTTTGGCCGCCAGTGCCTGCGCCTGGGCAGCCGCCCCGAGAATGTCGCCTCGCCCCGCGAATTGAAACACCTGGTTGTCCAGCCACTTCTGGTACTCGGGGCTTTGACGAATCCGGTCGCGCGCTTTGCTGCGCCGGATCTCGTCGGGGTTATCGCCGAGGTACTCGATCGCCTCGTCGCTGCCCCAGGTGCCGGCCTGCAGCCGCTCGTGGGCGTAGCGCGCCTTGATCATGTCGTCGGTGGGCAGCTCCTGCTGGACGTCCCAGGCGATCCTGACCGGGCGCGCGAAGTCGTCGGGGCCCAGGCCGATGTAGCCCGAGCCACCCTTCGCGTCACTGCCGCTATAGCCGACCCAGATCTTCTCCTGGACCTTGTTCTGCGCCAGGTCCCAGAGTTTTTCGGTCTGGCGCTTGAGCAGCTCCTGGATGCTGTTGACGATTGGCCCGACGCGCGTCCTCGAGTAGCTGAGCACCTGGCTGATGGCGAAGCCGGCGCCCTCCATGCCGCTGAGGGTGGTGACGCGCGGCGACTCGAGCTCCTTGATGGCGTTGTCGATCAGCTGCATGTGCTTTTCCAGCGTGACCGCGTCGGGGTACTTGATCGTCTGCATCTGGCGGCCTGGCCCGAGGTTGATCACCTCGCCCGGCAATGGGCCCGGATCGCGGTCGCGCGGCTTGCCGTCGTCACCGATCACCGGCGCTGCCGTGGAATCGCCGTAGGTCACCATCGGGCTGAGGAGGTCTCGAGCAACGTACTGGGCGTGCATGGCGCGCAAATACTGGCGGTACTGCACCAGCCAGAGCTTCGTCTGCGACACGCCCCAGCCCACCTTGCGGTTGCGCCAGTGGTTCATCCACAGGCCGGGCGCGAAGTCGTAGGGGATGAAGCCGTAGCCGTGCTCGAACTGCTTCACGATGTGGCCCGTCGGCTGGCGCTTGTAGTTTTCTCCGGTGACGCACCAGGTGGCCCAGCGCTCATCCCAGTGCTCGAGCATGGTGATCGACGTGGGCAGGATCGGTCTGCCGTTGGCGCCCCACGCGTTGGATGGCTGCGCCTGGCCCCACTCCTCGGGCACGATGTTGCCGTCCTCGTCCACACCCAGGCGGTAGCGCCTGAACGTGGTGCGCACCGGACGGTCGGTGATCTCGATCACCTCGGCGATCCTGCCGCCCATCGTGTCGGGATACACCGTGCGCGCGTCGACGAACTCCCAGGCAAAGGGTGGCCCGCACTGCTTCTTGGCGTCCTCGGTGGCCTTGTCATAGTGGTCCCACGCGTCGGCCGACTCGCCAGGGTTGGGGAGCGGGTAGGCGTAACGCTTGTCCCACGCGTCGGGCAGGAACAGGATCTTGGTCCACGCGCCGCCATCATTGAGCGCGGCGTCGGTGAGAAAGGTCATGGTTTCCATGCCCGGCGTCCTCGAGCCGCAACCCCACAGGGTTTGCTCCGTCCAGTGCTCGCGTTGAGACGCCGCGGTCTGCGCCGTGTCACTTTCGCCGCCGTCCAGGTGCAGCTTCGGCCGGTTGAGGGTCAACATCGCCGTCTGCTGGAACGCCTCCTCGGAGACGTCGGGATCGCGCGGGTCGACGTTGACCAGGGTGTACTTGTCGTCGGCGCCGAGCATGGCCGGCACGCGCATCTCCCGCTGCGCGCGGTACGTGTCGATCTGCACGTCGTCGCGCCGGTAGCGGTCGTACATCTCCGCCTGGAGCTCGCTCAGGTACTGCGAGCTCGGTGGTCGGTCAGCCACAGCCTACGCGCGTGAGTGTAACGCCGTGAAACATGGATGTTTCACGGTTGGCCCGCAAGGTGCACACTACCCGGCATGACCACCCCCCAGCAGCCAGCGCCCGAGAAGCGGGTGCAGTCTCCCGAGGACGCCATGGCGCGGATGGCAGGCGTGCCGCGCACCGCCGAAGAGGCGCAGGCCGATCGCGAGGCGGTCGACCAGGAGCGCATCGCCCAGGCGCAGCGCGTCGGCGGCACCGCGCCGGCACCCGCCGAACCCAAGCCGGCCACGTCGACCAGGTCGAGCTCAACCGGTTCCACGTCGAGCAAAGACACCAGCTCAACCACCTGAGCCGGTATAGTTGGCGACCCGGCCCACCCTAGGGGCCGAGTCACCGCGCACAACGAAGGAGTCACTTCGCCATGCACATTCGATCCTACCGCGTAGTCTTCGCCGGACTCGCGCTCATCGCCACGCTCGCAGGACCAGCTGCGGCCAGCGCCGACACGCTCGTCCAGCCGAGCACCACCTCCATCGACTACGACCAGTACGGCCGCCAGATCGGCACGAGCGTCACGACCCCATCGGTGATCTATCTCGACGGGAGCACGCACAACGACGTGCCAACGACCACGACCCACTACGACACGAGCGGCAACCGCATCGGTACGTCGGTAAATACGCCGTCGGTGATCTACCTCGACAACTGAGCAGTCGGCATGCTGCCGCTAGCGTACTGGCTCTTCAAGAACGTTTTGATCTGGCTGATCGGCTTCGCCGCGTTCGTGGCGGGCTTCTTGTGGCTCATGGCCACCGCCAGCGACCGTCAGATCAATCCCGTGCTGCTGTACGCCATCATCGTGCTGGGCGTGTCCGCCGCGGTGATCCTCGGCTTCTGGCTGCGACGCTTCTACCGCCGGCTCCAGAACTAGCGGCTGAACGCATAGCTTGAGCGCGTGGTCTGGGTCTCGACGCTCGCCGCGGCCCACGCGAGCGCCAGCGCCATCACCGTGTCGTCGTGCTGCCCAGACGGCGCGCCGTAGCGCAGCATGCCGCTGGGTAACCGCTCCACCTCGTACGCCTGCAGCTCGCTGGTCTGCACCGCGTCGTCCAGCAGGCTCAGGCTGCCGTCCTCGATGGCCACGCTCAAACTCTGGACCACCGCGGCCTTCGTCGCGTTGGTCGACCACCACGCCTGGATCGGCAGCGCACGCCGCGAGTCGCCGTACAGGCGGCCGTAGCCCTGCTGCAGGCGCTCAACCAGCGGCTGGCCCAGCGCGTTGGCCTCGGCCAGGATGACGCGCGGCTTGTACAGGTCGGCCCAGCGGTGCAAGCGCTCGGTCTGGAACTCGAAGTCGATCTGCGTGAAGCGGTCCATGGCCACCTGCTCGTACGTGCTGGCGTCGAGCACGCTGAACACCGTGAAGTCATTCGAGCGGGCCCAGTCGCAGCCCACGGTGTACGTGTGTCCGCGCTGCGGTCCGATGGGCTCGAGCCGCGCCGCGGCCTGCACGCCCCGAAAAACGCCCGAGCCCTCGACCTCCAGGAACTGGGCCAGGAACTCCTGGGCGTAGACGCGCTCCGGCATGGCCCGGCGCGCCGCCTCGAGCTCCTCGGGCTTGATGTACGGCGACGCCGAGGACGGCATCTGCCACGAGCGCCACTCCGGCTCCAATTCGTCCTGGCCGAGCTGGTACAGGCGGTGGAAGAAGTTGAGGCCCTTGGGCGTGGACAGGAACCACGCGCCGCCCTCGAGCACGCTCAGCGTGGGCCGCAGGCTGGCCTGCCAGACGTCCTCCAGGTTGCGCACCATGGCCGCCTCGTCGACGACGATCAGCCCGTAGCGCCGCCCGCGGCCGGCGTCCTCGTCGTCGAGCGACCAGCAGTCGACGCTGCCGCCGCCGCGCAGGTCGAGGTGGTGCTGCTGCTCCGATTTGCCGGTGGTCACCGGCTCGAGGGCGGTACGCAGCGCGCGCCACACCTGCTCGAGGTACTTGTACGTCGGCGCGAACCACGCCGTGGGTTGGCCGTCGGCGGCGGCGCGGGCGAGGCGGTCGATGCCGAGGGTGGTCTTGCCGATCTGGCGACCGCAGGCGGCGACGTTGAAGCGGGCCGCCTCAGCGATCATCGTCTGCTGCGCCGGGTGCGGCGTCGGCAGGGGCAGCGGGGAGTTCGGGTTGCCCTGTCCCGTCGATGTGCTCGAGTCCGGCGAGAAGTCGAAGCGCGGTATCCCGCTCAACGGCAACCAGCTGGGCAAGCTCGGCAGCGGATTGTTTTTCAAGCCACTCCGTGCGAGTTGCGAACGATAGCTGGGCACTAATCGTGACGACGTGCTGGTCGATGAGCGCGAGTATGTGGTCACCGAGCTCCTCTGCGCGCGTGCGTTGGTCGGTTGCAACCGGTTGCAACGGGTTCGCGGCGACCCATCGAGACACGAGTCCCTTGTCGAGTCCGAATTGCGCCGCGGCCTGGGCGACGGACGTCCCGGCCAGGACGGCGGCGACGACCTGGGCGCGGAGCTCGGGCGGGTGCGCAACGCCACGCGGCATTCACGCTCCCCACAGCTCGCGAGCGGTATAGACGACGACCATCAGGGCCTGGGTCACGGTCAGCTTGTCTACGTACTTCTCAGGCTTGTGCGCCTGGAGCAGCTTGGTGAGCATCACGTCGCTGGGACGCCTTCACGAGCAAGTTGAGCCTCGACCAGCAGCCGACATGCTGGATCGTTCTTCGGACTGCCGTCACCCGTCGGGTAGCCAAGCATCCTGCAGCACCGTGAGCACCGCGCCAGGCTGGACCGCGACAGAATCCCTGGGATAAATAGCCGCAGCCTGCGCCCACACGTCGTGGTGCCCATGCCACCTACCGGACACCACGATGCGTCGACGCTGACGCGTGCCGCGTGCAGCAGCGTGCCGCCAACCGTCGTCCACCAGTCCCACTCGCCGAGCTCGCGGTAGTACGCAGCATCAGCGGTCACGCTGTCAGCCATGCACCACCCGGGTGGAACGCGCGCCGAAGTCGAGGTCCGGGATGGGCTCCGGGGTGGACTGGCGGAGGCGTCGGATGGCCTTCTGCTGGCGTGCGGCGCAGCTGGTCGAGCAGTACAGGTGCCGCACGAACGGCAAGTACCCGGGCAGATCAGGCACGGGGATGGGCTTGCCGCAGAACACGCAGAACTCGGTGGACTGGTCCATCACGGCACCTCAACCGTGGCGTTCGGGCCTTGCCGCAATGCCTGGGTCAGATGCAGCGAGTAGGTCATGGGCGGAGGGCCTGCAAACGCAACGTTCGAGCGATGCCGTGATCGGACGGAACGCGTGACTTGCGAACAATGCCTAAGCCACCTGTGTGCTGCGCATGATGCTCAAGATTGATCAAGCCGCGGTCACTGAACAGGCCTGGGTCCGACTCAGCGAACGTCGCGAATGTTGGACCTGGCCAACCGTGCAAGATGCGCCCCGGGATGCGATAGATCGTGGTCACGACCCCACTGGTCAGAATGGCCTGATCGCGCTCGTCATCGTGACGTCGCTGTCTGGGCGACGAATGGAACCAGAATCCATCGCACTCAAAAGCGACGTCATCGAACACAAAGTCGAGGCGGAATCGGCCCGCGGGGACTTGCGACCGCAGTTCGTGGTGTCGGAAATACTTCTGCGCTAACCACGCGAAGCGCTGCTCGAGAGGCGAGTCGAAGCGTAGGTCGTCGATGAACGGGTGAGCGTCCTCAATGGGCGTGCAGCCGGCCGCGTAACCCCAGATGGTGCCTGCGAGATCGTTGACGCTCATGCTGACTCCGCCTTTGGCGCGTTGGGGCAGTACGCCCAGTGCTCAGCACCGGTCCTGGCGAAATCGGGACAACAGGCGACCCCGGCTGGCGGCTCAGCCTTGCGTTTGGTCCGACGGGGTCTCGGCTTCACGACGCCGTTCGTCCGAACTTCGCCCGAACTTTCCCCGAAGGGGGTAGGGGGATATCCCCCCAGAACTTCCGTAGGAAGTTCGGGAACGGGAACGGGAACGGGAACGGGTAGCGGCTGAACTTCGCCCGAAGTTCGGGCGAACACGGTGTCGTTGTCGTGAGATGCGATCGTTCTCGTCCGAGGAACCCCCGTTGTGACGCCTTTTGACAGGGGCTCACTCGAGTTCTGTGACGCGATTTCCATCGCATTTTCCGCGTCACAATCGGCATTTTCCGGGTCCAAGCCCGGTTGTGCACCGTTCGCCCGAACTTCGCTCGAACTTCGCCCGTTGTTCGCACGAACTTCGCGCGCACGCTGCATACGGTCGGCGGCCGCCGCGCGCTCCGTCAAGACCTGGTGCCGGCTGCGGTTGTAGTGCAGGTAGTCGTGCAACTGGAACCCACCTTCAACACGCTCCCATCGACCACATTCCACCAACCGGTTGACCGCCTGTTTCAACCGCGGCAGCTGCGGCAATGCACCCACTGGAATGAAGCCATCGGTCAATTCCGCGTCGCAGTAGCTGATGCTCCACGAGTGCAGCCCCATACCATCCAGCCCCAGCACCAGTACCTTCGGATTCGCATGCCAGTGGGTGTCCAACCGCGCCATTGGACCTAGACTTGCTCGCTGGAGCGTGTGCCATTGCGGCGCCGGCCGTTGGATGGCACCAGCACTGGTTCGTCGACCTGGTCGAGTGCATCGTCCATCGGTAAACGCGGCGGCGGCGCCTCGAACAGTTCCACGACCAGGTAGCAGCCCAGCTTGCTGAACAGCCAATCCGCCTCCAGCAGTTCCATTGGCTCGAGCTTCACACTGATCGAGTTCGGTGCATCTTCCGACTTCGGCGAAGTCCCGTTGACCTGCGCGAGTCGAGCTCGAAATTGCATCGCTAGCGCTCCTTTTCTTTCGTTGGTCTTTGTCGGCACGTCCGCCAGTGACTCGTGCCGGTCCTGGTGCCGTCGGGTTTGATATCGAAGGGGCAGCGCCGGTTGTTGGCACGTGTGAAGCCCCACCAGACCGGCGCCTGGCAGAGGGCCTGCCCGCAGCGCGTAGCCGGGGTGTCATACGCGGATCGGATTTCACGCGCATCGTTCGGATAGATCCGCCACGCGTATTCGCGTTCCGTCTCGCCCTCGAGCGCCGGCGGCCGCGGCATCAGGCCACCGGCTCCGACTGCAAGCGCTGGCGCGCGTCAGTGGTGAAGTAGGACCACAGACGGTGGCGGGCCATGGCCGCCATCCAACCCAGCGCAAAGTCGATGCGTGAGGTCTTGCCTCCGTCGCGGCGACTCACGGCGGCGTAATCGTCCTCGAGCCGCGCGCGACCGAAGTCATTCAGGTCCTCAATTGACAGCTTCACGAGGCCTCCGCCGTACGCGAAGTCACTTGGACGCGCGACTTGCTTTCGCGTACAAGTTCACGTCTCCAACCTCGTTTCTGACAGGCCTGCCGACAGTACCTGGCGTCACCATGCGACGCGTGAAATCCGCGTCCGCAGGCCTCGCAGGTCCTCACGAGCGGCACGCCAACGGCGGGACACCGTGCGCCCGGGTGCGCGCAGATCCAGTAGCTCCATGCCTTGCGAATGTGGAGCTGGCGCCGCCAGCGTGGATCATTCGGCGTCGGACGGCGCATCTTGGGCACCATCTCGCACACCGTCCAGCCCGCTGCGCGAGCCGCGACCACCAGGTCCACCGCCTGCAGCTGCTGCACGCTCTGGTGGACCATGTCGGCCACTTTGGCCAGCAGCATGCCCTCAGCAACCAGCACCTGACGCGCCGCCTCCAGAAAGCCCGCGTACAGGTGGCTGATGTTGTTGAAGCCACGTAGGGCGCTATCCGCTGTGCCGTACGCCGCGGACCAAGTGCCCTTGGTGAAGGCTCGCTCACCGCCATCCGTCTGGTGTGGCGGATCCCACACCACAAGCTGAAAACTCGAAGGTGCGAACAGCCGCGGCAGATCGCGCCACTCACCGACCACATCGACCCCAGGCATTGGACGCTGGTCGAAGCGTGTCGTCGGCTGGTATGGGCAACCACGCCAGATCGCGCCGCGACCCCACGTCGCATCCAGCGTGATCGGCTCGTGGTAGTAGTGCAGCCCAATCAGCTGGTTCAGGTCCTCCGCGTCGCTGCTCACACGGCTCATGGGGCGACGATGCCGGACTCCGCGTCGCGCACCCGCCGCTCGAGGTCCTCGACCGCGGCGAGCGCGTCAGCGTCACTCACCGACTGACTGATGGGCTCGTACTCGACGCCCAGGTCGCGCGCCTTCCCCGTCAGCAGGCCCCAGCGCTCCCGCAATTGGCTGCGGGTGAGCTGGGCCACCGTCTCGTCGCGCGCCTGGGCCGCGGCATGCGCCTGCTCGACGATCGTTTTTGCCCGCGCGCTGTCATCCTGCAGCACCTCGCCGGTGCGCGTGTCGACGGCGTAGACGCTCTCACCGAGCATGCGCGTGTACTCCTCGGCATCGGCTGAACTCTGGCGGGCTGACGGGCGCTCGACCACCACCGGTCCGCTCGGTTGCTCGCCCTCGTCGACGTCCGCGAGGCCGCCCGTCTCGGACGGGAACGCACGCCGCAACGCCTGCCGTTCGGCGGCTATGGAAAGCATGCTGCGCGGCCGCGCGCGCCACATCCGCCCGCGCGGTCCGACGCCTGGATAGCACTCGTCCATGAACGCGACGCCCTCGAAGGCGCCCACGCGCCCGCCATTGTTGGCAAAGACCGTGACGACGCACTTCGCTGGCACCGGTTTGGTCCCGCCGCGATCGTCGACACGCATGTCGTAGACGTCAGAAAAGCGTGGCTCACCCGCGCCCACGTAGCGTCCGGTCTTAACGGCGATGGTGCGCAGTCCGTCGATGCCGATGTGCAGCGAGGGTCCGCTGCTGTCGCCCCCGAAGCGCTCGTAATACACCTGCTTGAGGAGTGGGTCGAGCCCACGCCGCCGCACCGTGGCGATCAGCGTGATGAGCTCCTCCATGGAGGAGCACTCTTTGAAGGTCGTGGATGCCAGCAGCACCAGCTCCGGCTCGTCAATGCCCGCCAGCTCCAGCGCACGGTTGAGATCCATGCTCGAGGTGGCTGGCGGCAGATCGCCAAATTGACGGATGCCCGGTGCCTGCGGTCGGCGTTGTTCAAGAGCTCGAGTCATTCACATCCTCCTGTGCAAAGGCGATCGCGTAGGCGTAGGAACGCGACTGCCGCAGCCAGCGGCACCACTCCGTTACCGGTGAGCCGCAGTCGGTCCACCCACGGGGCCATCCCATCAGCCACTCGACGAACCGCGGGTTCAAGCTCACTCGGCCATGTGCCGCGGTAGCGTCGATCTGGGGGCCAGTAGCTTGCAGCGGGAGCGAGCCGCTGCGGTCGCTCGTGTGTGGCGAGCGATGATCCCGAGCAATTGGACTCGCCCAATTGCTCGCTTGTCCTCGGAGCAGTAATTCCTGTGAGCGGTTCCCGCCCCGACTCAGATGACCGCCCAGCGTGTCCGCATTCGTCGGCGTCGCCCACAAGGCGGTCTGCACGCTCAGGGCGGGACCGCCCTGAGCGTATTTCGTCGTCCGGCCCCGCGCGTCGTCGACCGTCGGCGTCGTCCAGAGCCGCTGACGGACGCTCACGTCCGTCAGCGTCACCCCGTTCTTGCGGGTCCCGCTGCTGTTGGCGTCCTTCGTCGTCGCCGTCGGCCACAGCTGGGCCGCTCCCGCCAGACCGGAGCGGTGGTCTGGCGGGAAGTCGCCCCGCTTCTCCGGATCGTTCGCTCGCGGGCCCGACCACAGCCTGACGGTTCCCGTCAGGCTGTCCTCCGCGCCCGGATGATTGACGCAGAACTCCGCGTCCTCCGCTCGAGGCGCGGGCCAGTATGTAGAGCCGCTGCCTGAGCTGCGTTGCGCCAACTTCGGCCGCCGATACGCAGTCCCATTCCTCATCGAACCCCGACGTGGCCAGGTCTCGCAGAACGTGCTCAAGTCCTCCATGAACAAGGCCGGGTACGTTCTCCAGGAAGACCCACTCTGGTCCCACCTCGCAAATGACGCGATATAGGTCTGGCCAGAGCCAGCGTTCGTCCTCGATGCCGAGGCGCTTGCCGGCAGGTGACCAGGGCTGGCACGAGAACCCCGCAGACATGAGATCCACGACGCCACGCCAGACGCTGCCGTCGAAGGTGGCCAGGTCGTCCCAGACAGGCGCCTGATCCAGGGCCTCATCTGCCATCCGCGCCACGAGAGTGGCCGCTGCGTAGGCTTCCCGTTCGACGTACACCACACATCGGTAGTCATCGCCGAGGGCGATTCTGAGTCCGAGCTCGAGTCCGCCAGCCCCGGCACAAAGAGCCATGCCATGAATCAGCAACCACCCACCGTCCACTGCCCGCGCCGCCCGAGCGCCAGATCGTGCGCGGCCACCGCGCGCGCCTGAGTCGGGTTCCACAACGACCACTCCGGATGGCCCATCTCCGCAGCGTGTGCGGCGAACGTGGACGGCATGTATTGCATGACGCCACCAGCACCGGAGCCGCGCTGATTGGCAATGTTGCGCCCCTGCGACTCTTTCCCTTCAATGCACGCCACGCGGGCGGACACCGCCGGCGCAGCGGGTGGTGAGTCCGAGAGCGCCGGCGGCCTGACTGTCTCACGTGGCAGCGGCGGCAGCTCGCCCGTCGAGCGCAAGTAGCTCCAGGCGTCGGTATTGACGCCGTCCTGCGCCATCGTGTCGAGCGCCTCCTGCACCTTGACAGGATCGACGTGTGCCGTGGCCGCGGCGGCCGAGACTTCCGCGCTGACGTCGTCGGCGTGGCCGATGATCACCGCGGTGCCGAGCACCAGCCCGCACACCAGGCCCGCGACGAACGCTGGCACACGCGCCATCAGCTGGCGGCCCTCGTGAAGATCAACACCAGCAGCACCGTGAACGTGCCGACGGTGATCACCACGCGCACCATGTCGTCAGTCATCCGCTGGCCCACTGAGGCAGTCGTGCATGCGCTGCGGCGTGAGCTGGTCGTGGTCCGCGCACAGGAACAGGTTGCAGAGCGGGCACCACGTCTCCACGGCGCGCGCGCAGCCTTCGCGCTGACACGTCTCGGGCACCGGCGACAGGCCCAGCGCATCCCAGTCCAGGTCCGTCTTCATAACGGGATGTCCTCGTCGTCGTCATAGTTCGATGGCACGGATGGCGCTGGCTCGAGCGCCCGCCGCACGGCGGACGAGGGCGACTTGAGCAACTGCTCGTGCACCAGGCGCCGCGCGGTCTCCAACGTCGAGGCGACGGCCTCCTCGGACAGGTCGTACACCTCGCCGAGTGGCACATCGAGCATGACCTCAGCAACTTCGCTGCCGTAATTCCCATCCGACAGTTGCTTCCGAAAGACTACGCGGGCGCGGATCGTCTCCTCGCTCATCGTCCCTCCAACCCGTGCTGAAAGACCCGCTCCACCTCGCGCCAGTCCTTCGGCCACCAGGTGAAACACACGATGCCGCCGCGGCGCATGGACGGAATGGTCCGCTTCTGATGCTTGCTCAACGTCCCGTACTTGCCCTTGAGCTCGGCACGGAACGACTCGCCAAACTCCTCACTCCAGAACTCCCAATCGGGTAACCCCAGGCCCTCGCAATACCCGTCCAGACGCGTGATATGGACGCTCTGGATGACGCCCTCGCTGTCGCGCAGGTGCCATCCGTCCCAGCCCCAGAGCTTCGCGCGGGAAATAACCCACCTGGTCCAGTCATCCTCGGAAATGATCGACTCGACGAGCAGGATCTGGGCGCGCGTCAGCACCTTCTGCGGCACCACGCGCACGGCCATGCTCCGCATCCGTGGATAGCTCAGGCCCAGGCGAACGACGCTCATCCGATCCTCGCCCACGTCGGCGCGACGCGCTCGCGCTCCAGGTAAAAACGCTGGTTTCGCTCGTCGGCCCACAGGGCCAGCCAGAGGTAGCCGCCAACCGCGCCGAAGGCCAGCGCGATCGCCAGCAGCAGCCACTTGCTACTCACGTAACCACCGAAACCACCGCGCCAGCCCCGCCGCGAGGCACACGCTCGCGAGCAGCCACACGCCCAGCAACACCAGCCAGGTGGGCATCAGCGGTTACCCCAATACGGCGAGCCGAGCTCCGCCTCGCGCAACACGGCGCCGAGCTCCTCGAGCTTGCCCAGGCCCTGGTGCATCTCGGCCAGCACGCGCGCCATCTGATCGATGGTCTCTTGCAGCTGCGCCACCAGCACCTGGGTGCCCAGGTCGGCGCTCTGCCGCACGCCGAGCGAGAAGCCGGCCGCGAACGACGGGTCCGACAGTCTGGGATCGTCGACGCGCATGGCTCAGGCGACCGGTTCCAGCGAGTCGACGACCCCGAGCAGTTCGCTCAGTTGCGCCCGCGTCAGTTCGGTGTCGTCACCCTGGAGCGAGCGCCACAGTGCCCAGCGCAGCAGCGCCAGCACCTGCAAGCGTGGCGGACGACCACGCAAATCGGCGACTTCATGCAGGGTGCGCCACCCCGCAGGGCCAAGGTCCGTCCGCACCAGTGCGGGCACGCGTACTGGTCGGGCACCAGCGGATCCACTCTGCATGCACCCAGCATGCCGGCACCCGAAAACTCGTGTACGCCACTTTCCTCGTCAGGTGGCGTACGCCAACAGTACGTCAGATCACGACAGCTTTTGTGCCCAGTGCCCTACGATGTGCAGCAGGTAGTTGCTGAGACAACCGACCGCGAACACACCGTCGATGTGGCCATCGCTTCCGTCCAGCAACAACCACGGGAAGAGCGCGGCCGCGGCACCCAGATGGCCGAGGATACGGATCACACGTCGCGCGACCATCTTGCCGTTGCTGTCGTACGTCTCGTCGACGACCAGGTGCAGTTCGCCGTCGTTGACGTCCACGTGATCGTCAGCGAGCAGCTGCTCCCACGATGGATGCCAGTTCTGCGGCGGCGGCCAGACCTCGATCCAATCTCGGCCTCCCCACTTGCCGCAGCGCAGGTCATGCTTGCGTCGATCCCAGGTCCGCGCCTCGAGGCGCGGGGCATGCGCCGCAGCGATGTCGGGGTTCGTTGGTCGCCAGTCGGGATCTGTGACTCCCTCGTAGCAGCGTCGCGCTGCCTGCAGATAGGCAAGCGCCTGCCGTGGTACGCCAGTCGCGGGAACGCCTGGCAACGATGGTTGTGTGTGCTCCGCCTCGTGTTCCACCCAGCATCCGACCCCCATCAGGAAGACAGATAGATGTTCTGTTGGTGTCCGTCCGTCAAGGGACCGACATATTATTGTGCGCGAAACCTTACGACACCGAGCACGCCTCCGTACGCCAGATTCACTGTAGAACAAGTGTTCGTGCACGACAAATGTTGCACTTCGAGATGCAAAAGTGGCGTACCGATTGGCGTATCCGTGATGCCGGCAACCTTCACACTGCCGGCATGGCCGACACACCCGAGCGCCAGGACGCCATCCGCGAACTGGTCCGCCTGCTACGAACTGGCTACAAAGCCTACTTAGAGACGGTCAAACCTCAACCTGAGGCCAACCCTAACGATGTAGACTCGGAGCGTGTACGCGACCCAGCCGCTTGACGGGCGGCGCATTCTCCGCGGCGTGCGGGTGTCGACGCCGCACCAGGTCGAGAACTGGTCGATGCTCGCCCAGGAAGTGGACTTCGACAAAGTCCTCGCTGATTGGGGGGCCACCATCCTCCCGTTCAACGAACAACAGGTCTCCGGCCGTGATCTGTCCAAGCGCAAGGTGCTGCGCGAGCAGCTCGCTCGCCTCGAACGGCGTGAGGCGGACGGCATCGCCTACTACGACATCAAACGCCTGACTCGTAACGAGCTGGGTGGTGACGGCCCCGTCATCGCCAAGCAGTTGATTCGCCTACGCGCACTGCTGGTCACGTACCGCAAGATCTACGAACTCTGGAAAGAGGCTGACCTCAAGGAGTTCCAGTTCGAGTGCATGCTGGCGGGCATCGACGTCCGCGGCATCCGCGATACGTTCTGGCGTGGACTGTTCCAGCGCGCCGAAAGTGAGCCGTTTCAGATGGGCAAGGCACCGGTGGGCTACCGCAATCGACACGAGGAAACGCTGAAGTCGAATGGCCGCGTGGCGATTCGCACCATCCTGGAGAAGGATCCCGACGTCGCTGAGGTCATGGCTACGGCCATCCGTCTACTGGACGAATGCCACAGCCTCGGCGAGGTCTGCCGCCAGCTCAACCAGGTTGACCGTTTTCTGCTGCGCGCACGCGGCGAACAGCGTGGCGAGCAGGTGGTGCCGTGGAAGCCCAACAACCTGATCCGCATGCTGAACAATCCGAAATATCACGGGCAGTGGTACTTCGGTCAGAACAGCAAGCGCGAGTCAGCTGTCTGGGAAGGGCGTGAGCATCGTCGCTTTCACCACGAGGCGCCGCACCTGGCGTATTGGACCGCCGGCCAGGCGCTGGCGTGGCGGCGCAAGTTCAAGCCGACCGGCGCCTGGGTGCCGCAGTCACGGGCGCGCAAGTACCAGCACGGCTTAATTGGGGTGCTGGCATGCGTGACGTGCGGGCGGCCGATGGTCAGCGCCGGACAGCTCGGCTACCAGTGTTCGACGCAGCGCAATGGCCTGTGCGAGACGCCACAGGTTCTCGGCGAGCGGGGTGCGCTCGTCGCCCTGCGCACGATCCTGCCCGACCTGTTGCCCGACGTTGAGACCCTCGCCGCGGAGAATGCGCCCCAGGCGTCGAGCAATGATCTGGTGAGCGATCTGGAATCGAAGCTCGCGGTCCTCGAACAACAGCAGCAGGAAGACACCGACCAGTGGATGTCGATCCGCGGCGTCAAGCCGGCGGCCATAACGCGCGCGCTACAGGAGCGTGAGATGGCCATCGAGACAGTGCGCACACAGCTGATCGAGGCCCGTGAGGAGTTGACCGCTAGCAAAGAGACGTTCGCCGGCGCGCAGGAGCTGATCGAGCACTCGGCCGAGATCATGGATCACCTGACGCCGTACCAGCAGACGCGCGTGTATCGCATCCTGGTCACCGAAGTGCGCATTCGTGGCGTGGGCATCTCGAAGGCACGGCGCTGGCACGTAGAGTCCTACAGGAAGCTGTTGGACTCCGACACAGTTAGCGAGCATACTGCCAGCAATTTGCTGGCTAAACTGTCCTTAGCGATGGCTAGCTGATGGGCTTCGCACGCGTTGGTTGCGAAGACCCAGCTATCTGGTTGATCGACGGCAATCATCTTTGTCAGAGCCATTACGAATTCAAACTAGAAGAGCCGCACTGGTCGCCAGCATGACTGACGAAGTCGCCATCGAGGAGTGCGTGGTCGACGGGAGCCCGCTCCTCGAAGCGTTCGATGCCGACGAGCACGGGGTCCGGGTTTACTTCGTTTGCCGAGCTGGCGAGCACACGTACCCGTCCGCTAATGTCGGCTACGGGCCATATCCCATAGATCAGGGAGACTATTGAATGAGCCATACACCGGGACCGTGGTCCTATGAGAAAGGGACCGGGCTGATCTACCCGAGTAACAGTACAGTCAAGCACGTCGCTCACGTCTTCGGCTTGGTCCCTGACATTGGCAACGCCAACAAGAACTATGACGAGTGGGAAGCGAATGCCCGCCTGATCGCCGCGGCGCCGGATCTACTTGAGGCTGCGAAAGCTGTCATTCGTGCGTTCGGGTTCGCGCCACCTGAGGACGTGGATCTCCCGACTGAGTGGGACGACTTGTCGGCCGCAGTCGCCAAAGCCGAGGGCACAGAAAAACCAGACCCGCACGCGAGAACGAGCGACTAAGAGAGTCGCTGCATCGCATCCGTCATCTCTGCAATGGCGCTAGCTACGTGGGCCACCCGGTCATCTCCGACATCTTTGCCGAAGCAAGCAGGGCGTTGATGGGGGATCGCCGTGATACCTGATTGGGTGCCTGCTCTCCTCGCCGGCTGGGCTTTGGGCGTGTTGAGTTGCGCAGTGTCAGCGTGGCGGGTTGAAGTTGGTAGAGATAAGTGCCGCTAGATTGAGCAAACCATGACGCTGCCCGACGGTTGGAACGACAACAGCTACTTCCGCTATCAGCGGGAGCATCTGACGTTGCGACTCACCTTGCGAAGCCTCAGCAACCACGAGATCCGCGAGATCCTTATCGGCCTGTGGTCACGGCTGGACAAAGACGATCAGGCCGATCAGCAATTTGTTGGCTAAACTGTCCTTTGCGATGAGTGCCTAGTTCGGCTCTTCCCACAGCTCGTGCGGCCTTCGGAGCCGCAAGGCGCGTTGCAGCTTGCGGATAGTGGGTGGCAAGGCGTTCGGGTCACCCTGCTCGAGGCGGACGATCGTCGTGCGTGCCAGCCCGGTCATTTCGGCGAGTTCCGCCTGAGTCAGAGCAGCACGCAGCCGTAATACGCGCAAGCGCGTCAGGCGCGGCATCTGTCCGACTGTAGTTGGGTCGAAGCTTGTCAGGAGTTCGTTGAGTGTACTCCCTGAGTACTTTGGTGTCACTGTCTGAGTGTAGCATACATGTTGCATGAATGTCCTATGGTGCAATATACTTCTGCCATGCAAAGAGAGCAGGCCAGCGCCACTAACGCCGACCTGCTCGAGGCAAACACCACCCAGTGTGAGGTGCTCGCCATGACCACGATAACCCTCCCATCCACCGACCCGCGCGGCGCCAAGGCCGTGGCCATCGCCACCGACGCCGGCCAGTGGCTCAAGTGCTACCTCAAGGACGGCCGCAAGGCGTACGGCATCCGCTCGAGCCGCGACTCGGACGAGGTCTACTTCGTCACCCGCACCTCGTGCACCTGCTACGACGGCCAGCGCCGCACCTGCAAGCACCAACTGGCCGTGCAGCTGCACTGCGAGCTGGTCGACGAGCAGGAAGCGGCCAAGAAGTACGACGACATCTTCAAGCGCTTCGAGCAGGACGACCGACCACTGCCCACGGCCGACCTGCGCCGTATCCTCGGCAAGCCCCAGCGCGGCGTCATCCCCGCGGCGCTCATCGAGCGAGAGGACTGAGCGGTGAGCGACCACTACCACGCGCAGGGTGACGTCGAACTCGACGGGTACAAACCTTCAAAGGCCCGCCCGAACAGCGCCTGTCGGTGCGCGAACCATATCGCCCCACCGCTCAAGGCCACTCGTGCAGTTCCTCAGTGTGACCGCGAGTGCTGGATGTGCCAGCGCGCACGCGTCCTCAGCGAGAGGAGTGAGCGATGATCGACTCAATCCTCTACTGGTGCATCATCGTCGGCCTGCTCCTGTGCATCGGCTGGTTGCTCCTCGCGCCAGCCCCCGGCCACGACCCGCTCATCCAGTTCATGCACGGGGCCATGGCGTGAGCGCCGAGTACTTCGCGTGGCGCTTTTACCACCCGCATGAGGCCGAGGACCCCTCGGCCGTGTGGGCCGCTGCGTACAAGGCCGGCGGGCGGGCCGCCATCGCCAACAGCGCGCGGGTGTGCGATCTGGTGCCGCAGCTGCGCGAGCTGCTCTACCTGCTCGAGGACGGCGCCGTCGAGGACCTCGTGCGCGCCAGCGATCGGCGCCCAGCGCCGGCCTTCGACGACGACGAGTGCGAGGTGCAGTGGTGAACGGGCGGGTGCCGACCGAGGACGTCGAGGGCATCGTCGAGAGCGTCAACGGGACAGGGCTCAAGATCGGCGGCGCGTGGGTCAACGTCTCGCGCTTTCACCCGGTGCAGCTCCCCGACGCCGGCGCGCACGTGCGGCTCAAGATCGACCCGAAGGGATACATCGTCGACATGCAGAACCTGTCGCCAGATCCAGGTCCCGCAGTTTTGAGTGCCAAGGACGACCGCATCACGCGACTCGCAGTGCTCAAGGCCGCGGCCGAGTTCGTCGGCCTGTGGGGCCAGTCGCGCGAGGACGTCAAGTCCGAGCACGTGCTGGTCATCGCCGAGCGGTGGCTCAAGTGGGTCGAGCAGTCGTGAGCCTGGACGACCTGATGGCGCGCATCGCCCGCCTGGAAGAGCGCCAAGCCGGGTTGATCCCGAGCACCATGACCGACGTGGAGAACGTGCGCGTCGAGCTCAGTCGCGACATCGCCAACCTGGCGAGCGGCATCGGCACGGACCTGCGCGAGATTCGCGCGCAGCTGACCAGCCAGGGCGACGACATCGCCGAGATCCGCCGCCTGCTCGAGCGGCGCACGTTTCGCTGGCCCTGGAATGTCTGATCAGACCACGCTCAGGCTCATGACACTGGGCGTCGCCATCGTCATCACCACGCTGCTCAGACTGGTCGCGAAGGACGACACATGAGCCACGACGCGCGCGTGGTGGTCTTGAACTGGGCGCCGCCGGTCATCCTGGGTATCACCACGATTTTCAGCTACGTGCACGGCGAGTTCGGCACGAGCGTCATCGTCGGCGTGTGCGCCGGCCTCACCGCGGGGCTGGCCTTCTCGGCGCTGTGGAGGCGCGAGTGACCGTACTATTGACCCCCGCGCCGCAGGAACGGCCGGGGGCCTGACACCGAAGGGAGTTGACCTCCGATGCATCTCTACCGTACCAGTGACAGGCGGGCCACCTAGTGGTTCGTATGTCAAACGGCGTTGGACTCAGTGATGAGTCGCCACACAAATACCGTGATGCTGACGGCTTGTTCGGCATGGTCATTCGTATGGCTGGTGGCGCACTGCGCAAGAATCGGCGCTACGGGTGGCCGCAACGCTATACGTGGTTGGACGTCACAGCTGGGCCAGGTATTCACCCAGGTGGTCTCCTGGGGACACCACCGCTCGCCATGGGGCATCTAGCCAAGTTGCAGGGCATCGAAACGCACGCAACGTTTATCGACGTTGAGCCAAGCAATGTCACTGCCCTCGCTCAACTGCTGCGGGACGAATACGGCCCGCCCCAGGACGATAACGGCCCTCCGTTTGTTGAGCTGGGCAACTACCGCGTCTTGTGTGGGGACAATCGCGTCATCGCCGAGGAAGCCTTACGGGTTGCTCCACGAAGCCGGCTCGGGGCGATCACTGCGGATCCGACAGGGGTTATCGACTTTGATCTGATCGCACGTCTGGCGACTCAATCCAGCCGGAGACATTACGACCTGCTCCTGTACGTGTCGGCGACGTCCCTTAAGCGCATGCGCCTGGCTGGTTTTTCCGGTGGCGATACGCGGGTTCTGACCGAACGTATGGCGCTGTGCGACAAGAAGTTGTGGATCATCCGCAAACCAGCAAGTAGGTTTCACGTGGCAGTCCGAAGAGCCTTGGTAGCGATAGAGATGGTTAGGACTACCGACTCGAGGGTCGGGCTCGGCCGAACCAGTAGCTGATCACCAGCGTCGAGACGGCCACCACGCCGCTCGCGACGTTCGGATCTCGATACTGCACCAGGATGACGAAGCCGCCGGCCAGGATCAGCGCGCTGAGCAGGAACTCAAAGCACAGGTGGATGATGTCGTAGCGGTTGTTGAGCTTGGCGGCCTGCTCACTGGCCGTCTCCGACGCGGTCCGCGTCGTACCTGAGCCGTGACCTTTGGGACTGGGCTCTTCCACATCTAACGGCGTGCTCGCCAAATCGGCTCCCTGACCACCCCAAACCATGCGCCCAGCACGATCCCCGCCACCAGCGCGATGCCGGCGGCGTATTCAGGGTGAGTCAGCAGTAGCCACAGGGCCACGAACAGCGTGCCGACTGACAGGATGAACTGGCAGATCAGCCGCGTAATCGTGACCGACGGGGCCTCGTGCCATTCAGGCTGTCTGTCGTCCGAAGATGAATCCTGCCGCACCACCGAGGATTACCAGGGCGCCCTTCGTCGCCTCGTCAGTCACCGGGCTGAGGACGATCCAGACCATGCCCACCAGCAACACGAGCGCGAGCACGCCCTCGATCAACAGCTTGACCAGCGGCAGCCGCTCAGATGAGTCAGGCGCCTCGTCGGCCGGCATGCCTCAGAGCAAGCGCGCGACGGCTAGACCGGCAATCAGCAGCAGCACGACCCTGGGATCGGGCAGGCCGATGATGGCGAAGATGATCGCCAGCAGCAGGACGAGGATGGCGATAAGCCAGCCAATGGTCACGGGTTGAAAGGCGACGGGTTGCATACGCACCTCCTTGCTAGCGCCTTCCTAGTATCCAAAGTCCGTTCCAGGTGCCCCAGGCCGCGGCCTCGTCGTGGTCCAGCTCCTGGCCGACGCCCTTCCAGTTCGGCGACGGGTTGGCCAGGAACAGCACCCCATCGCCGACGGCGCGTGCGCCAGAGTGGTGATACCAGCGCGCGCCATTGATCTGGAGCGGATAGCGCCCAGCCACGGCGACGACGTCGTCGACGGTCAGGTGCTGCTTGCGTTCGACGGTGTAGCCCAGCGCTTCGAACATCGTCTGCAGGTCGTACATGTCCGCGCGCGCGAGCCCGTATGCGGGGTCGACAGCACCGGGGTAGGTCGCGGCGCGCAGTGAGTTGACGACGTCCCATTCGTTCCAGGGGCGCCCGAGCCGATTGTCGCCCACGCTGTTGAGCAGCCACGCGCTCGAGGCGCAACTGCACGTCCAGTCCGCGGTCTGGTACACGGGCGGCGTGCCCGGATCGTAGCCCTCGAGCGGCTCCTCGGGGCCAGGGTCCGGGTAGGGTGGCTCGGGCGTCGGCACCCACGCCCGCGGCGGCGCCCAGAGCGCGGCGCTAGTCATTCGCCAGCTCGGCTCCGCTCTCCGGGCTCCAGTTGATGACCGCGCCCGAGGCGAAGGCCTGCTGCGTGCCGACCTCGGTCGGGATCTCGGGCGTGACAGGCACGCCCAGGTACTGCGGCGGGTCGGCCAGGCGCAGCGAGCGCCAGTACTTGTAAATCGCTGAGTCGTAGTTGAACTGGCCGGGGCCGATGACCGTGGCCCACAGTTGCTCGTCGATATAGGAACCGCTCATGGCATGTCTTCCTCAGTCATCGGCACCTGCTCGCGCGGCAACAAGCCGGCGGTGATATCGCGGATCTCCTGCTTGCGCGCCGCGGTCGTGCCGCTGGCCTGAAACTCCGCGGCGTACTCGGCGTCGGTCTTGTCGCGCATCGCCACGTGCTCGGTGATGACCTGGTCGACGGTGGCGTCCTGCTCGCTGGGAAAGTCGGTCGGCTCGCCCGCGGCGTCGTAGGTGTAGACGGAGTCGTCGTGCATGCCGAGTCCGGTGGTCGGGACGCCGGCTGTGACGAGCTCACCCTGGAGCTGCGCCAGGTTGATGATCTTGCCGCTCGTTGATCGGCCGATGCTCTCAGTGGTCGTCATCGTCGCAACTCCAGCGTCGACAGCGCCCGCGCGGCCTGGTTCGCGGTGGCGGTTCCGCCGCTGGTCGCCCAGCGCGCCTTGAAGGTGTGGCTGCCAGCGGCAATCGCGGCGAACAGGTACATCAGCGTGACGGTGTAGATACCCGCTACCCCCGCCAGCGGCGCGCCGACGTTCATGGCGATAGCGTCAGAGCCGTCGACGTTGATGGTGTACGACCCGAGGGCACCCTGCACCGAGCAATAGAACGTGCCCGAAAACAGCACCAGAATGTCTTCCGCCACCGGTGCGCTGAAGGTCAGGATCATCTCGGGGATGTCGACCAGCGTCGTTGACGTGGTGGTCGGGTTGGTCGAGCCACCCAGTGCCAGGCGCCCCTGACTGACTGCGTGTGCCGCCAGGTCCGCAGTCTGCAGCGTCCCGTCGAGGATGTGGCCGCCCGTGAGCGTGTCCGGGGCGATGTTGCCGCCGACGATCGTCTGCGCGGCGATATTGCCGCCACTGATGGTGTTGTTGCCGATGTCGGCACCAGTGATGGTGCCGTTGGCGATCTTGGCCGAGGTGATCGATCCGTCGGGAATGGACGTGGCGTCGAGCACCAGGCCCTTGCCGCTCGCGTGGTTGTGCTGGTCGACCGCCAGCGCCAGGGTCTGGACGTCCTCCTTCTTGAAGGCATCGGTGCCAGCGGTGGCGTACGGGAACTGCAGCGTCCCGCTGAAGTTGGTGGCGATGGTTCTGGCCATGGCTGCTCCTAACTCGGGGGTGGCTCGACGGCGGTCCACTGCACCGCCTTGATGTGCAGGCTGCCGCGCCACTGGCGCCCGACCTCATCGAACGCCTGCGACACCTGGTAGTCGACGAAGCTGAGCTCGGTCTTGATCTCGTCGGGCATCACCACCTCGACCGCGCCCGGATCGTCCACGGCCGCCTCGACCAGCTGGCGGATCATGGTGCGCCCCATCCGGATCGGCACCCCGTCGCGCCGCACCAGCCCGTCGGCACACAGAATGTCGCCCTCGAAGGTCATGATCCGCGACGGGCGGAGCGCGTGGCCGATCGATGCCGATGACACTTCGGGCGAGCTCGTATTGACCGTGTTGTGCAAGTGCACGCGGAACTGGGCCACGATGGCTACCGTGCCCACCGGGAACGACTGGCGATCGAACACGCCGTGCTGGAACGTGTAGCCGAAGTCGGTCCAGGAGGCCTGGTCCGGCGCGGTCTTGTACTCGAGCGTGGCGTAGTTGGTGGCGTCCAGCTTGGGCCCGGTCACGCCGAAGCTGCGCAGCGTCTTCCGCGAGGCCGCGTACGTGCCCGTCCAGTCGGGCATGCGCACCCAGTCGTCGCCGACGAGGAAGCGATACACCGAGCACGCCAGTGGGTTGAACGTGCACGGGTTCACTAACCGCTCGAAGCTGCCATCGGAGAAGCCGATCATGGTGAAGGTGTGGCCGCCGGGCGCACCGATCGCCGTGGTCCACATGCGCGTCGGGTACTTGCCCGACCAGCCGCGGTTCAGACTCCCATTCCAGGCGTCAATACGCTGTGGGGCGGGCAGCACGTTCGCCAGCGTCTGGTAGGTGCTGAAGGTGCCCTGGATGATGAAGGTGCCGAACTTCAACAGGTAGCTGGTGCTGGTATCTGGGTTGTAGATGCCGGCGTAGCCGAACAGCGCGCCGACGCCGGCGAAGCTGGTGATCTGGCCACGCACCGGCCCGTCGTAGTCAGGCAGCGTCTCGGGCCCGATCTCCTCGAGCCCCAGGTCGCTGCCGACGCGGGACAGGTTCGTCCCGTAACCGACGTACAGGTCATTCAGGAACTGGCCGCGGCATTTGCCGTTGCGCGCGTTGGGCGCGTATTGCAGGAAGGGGAACAGCGGGTGATCGTCGCCGACGGGGTCAAGGGTGTACATGCCGTCGGTCTTGCAGATGATCAGCACGCCGCCCGCGGTAGCCAGCAGCGAGGTGATCGGCGAGCTCGCGTCGCCCACCCGGAAGATCAGCGAGGTGTAGTTGGCCTCGCTCGTCGGGTCGGCGTTGGTGTCGCACTTGCGCAGGTTGTTGACCCGGTCGGCCCACCACCACTCGCGCGCGATGCGGATAAACGCCAGCGCCTGGAACGTCGCCATGGCGGTAAACGTCGTGCCGTCGCTCGAGTACTGCGCCACCCCCGCCGGTCCGAAGCCGACCCACACGCGCGGGATGCCGTCGAAGTTGGACGCGAAGACGGTGGCGCACACGATCGGGTTGGCGAAAGTGTGTGTCGCCGCCCAGGTGTTGGTGCCGGGCGTGTACTTGAGGATCTGGGTGCCCGCCGCCGCGAACAGGCTGCCGCCGAGCTCGAAGAAGTCGGTCACCTCGCCATTGCCCGCGCCGGAGGCAGCCAGGCTCTCCGGACCCTTGCACCACGGCCACACGCTCAGGTCCAGGCCCATCGCCTCGGCGTAGCGGTAGTCCTGCCACTTGTGCTGCTGGCGCAGGCCGAGGCCCATGCTCAGGCTCTCGTACGGCTCCTCGCGATCGGCGATCGGGCTGAGGTTGGCGTAGCTGAAGTCGGGCGGGTCGACCTTGCTGATGTCCTCAGCTTTCGAGCTCAGCAGCGCCGGCTTGCCAGGACCGGGCGAGCCGAGCAGGAAGCCGTCACCCGAGATCTTCAAGTTGAACGGCCAGGGCTCGCGCTTGGCGTACAGGCTCACTCAGGCCTCGCCTTCACGTCCATGGCCACCGTGCCCGCCGCGGCGATCCACGCCGTCTTGAGCGCGTCGCCGAGGCCTTCCCACGGCACCAGGTCGTCGCCAGTCACCAGGCTGCGGCCGCCCGCCTGCTCACAGTACGCCTCATAGCAGATGCGCCCGAGGCGCTCGTCGTGTGCCTGCATCGTCATCCCAGGTATTGTCCTGCGAGCTGGCGCGGTGGCCCGAAGGTGCGCCGCCGGCGCAGAGTGCGCTGCGGCAGCGGCGCGGTGAAGTGCTCGCGGCAGCGGTCGGTGAACCACGCCGCGGCGGCCGCCTGGTCACGGATCAGGCGCTGGTTGGCCTGGGGCTCGAGCAGGTGGGCGAAGCGCCGCCAGGCGATCACCAGGGCTGAGGAGGCGACCCAGTCGCGCTCGCACGGCGCCTCGTCCGTCTCAAGCACCAGGCCCTGCTGTTCGCCGAAGACGCCGCCCGCGGGCCGGCAGTGGTCGTACGCCCGCTTCAGCACGCGCAGCCACAACACATCCCCGTCCACAAAGCTGGTGGTGCCGGTGTTCAGATAGAAATCGCCGCCGTCGCGCTCGACCATGCCGCGTACGACGTTCTCGAATGGGTCGGTCAGGTCGCGGTCCTGATAGTCCTTGATCAGCCCGACCTGCAGCACGTCGCTGGGATCCTGCAGCCAGGGACACACCACGCTCAGGTTGTGGCGGCTCTTGAGGTACGTCGGCAGGCACGCCACTTCGACGACCAGCCAGCACTGCTTCAGCCCGTCGTTGATCAGGCGGTGCGTCGTTGGCACGTCGAACGGGCCCAGCACCTCGAACCGCTCGCCGAAGCCGGCGAGGCCGGTGTTCTCCATGTCGTCGTAGATGAGCTCTTCGAGTCCGGCGTAGGTGAACGCCTCCAGATCCTGGTACAGCGTGCCCAGACCAGGGTCGGCCAGCGGCGCGATGGCCCACACCAGGTCGGGCGTAATCAGGCCCTGCGACGGATCGTACGCCTGCACATAGCGGTGGCGGTCGGTCGCCTGCACCGCGTTCGGGCGATACAGCGGCCGGTCGATCAACTGGTCCTGCTGCGGAATGCCCGACTTGATCGGGTACGCGTCGCAGTACAGGTGGCTCAGGTCCGAGCCGCCTGTGGCGCGCACCTCATAGCTCTCGGGTCCGATGTACGGCCCAGCCTCAACGCTGAAGGTGGATCGATACGCTGCGAGAGACGGCATGGTTACCCCGCGTACGTCAGGTCTTCGATCGAGTTTGGCATCGCCGCGATCTGCGACTCGAGCGTGGCCACCCGCGCCTGCAAGGCGTTGAACATCGCCAGGGTGACCGCCGGGTCGGCCCAATTGGTGGCGAAATCCGTGGCGCTCATCTTGGTCAGAATCTGGCCGGTGGTGCCGCCGACGGCCACGCCTGCCCCGGTGGCGCCCGTGGGCCCCGCTGGACCCTGTGGACCGGTGGCACCCGTCGCACCAGCAGGTCCCTGCGGTCCCGTGGCCCCTGTGGCACCGGTGGGCCCCTGCGGTCCAGTGTCCCCTTTGGCGGCAATCTGCTGCCACGGCGTGGCTGGTGGCTGGGCGCCCAGCGCGGGATCGCCCGCGGCGTAGTAGCTCGAGCCGCTCATCGACACCGCGTCGTTGTTGACGTAGTCGACGCTGGCCGACCACTCACCGCGCCAACTGGGCGCACCACCCGGTGGCCCCTGTGGCCCGGTCGGACCTTAGTTGCCCTGGGGGCCCTGCGGTCCGGTGTCGCCTGGCGGGCCCTCTGGTCCAGTCGGACCCTCGGGACCCTGTGGCCCTGGAGGTCCCGGAGGCCCGGTCCACGCGGGGGGATAGTCCGGCACCAGCGGTGGGACGAGGGGTGGCGTCGCCCCAGGCGGGACCAGGGGCGGCGCGGGGATACCTCCTACAGGTTGCAAGGGTGGCGCCTGCGTCGGCTGTAGCGGGTTGAGCGTCGGTGTCTCTGTCATGCCTCTGGCGGTTGCCTTGCTTCGAGCGCCGCCATGCGCGCCTGGAGCGCGACCAGGTCGTCGGGCAGCGTCACCTTCATCAGCACGCCGTCCTCGCCCATGAACTGGACCACCAGGCGCCCGGTATGGGTCCAGGTGCCGGCGGTGACATGTGCCAACGAGGTGACGCGCGTGTCGGTCTGCATTACTCGAGCACCCGCGTGCCGCGCTTTTTGACCACGACGCTGGGCGCGCGGATAGTGCCCCCGCTGGCGGCCTCGGCTCGATCCGCGGCAATCACAGCGTCCTCGACCGCGCGGTACGCCCGCGCGTAGTCGGCCTCGTCATCGATACCGAGCACAGTCATCGCCTCTTCGCGTGGCATGGCCAGGAACACCACGCCGTCGACGACGCCGCGGCCGCTGTCGTCTGGCTCAAGCGGGTCGAGGCAGGCGTCGCGCTGGACCTTCAGCATGGCGCCTGACGGCAGCAGGCGGCGCACCGCCTCGACCTGCTGCTCACTCTGACAGAAACGACGGCCACCGTCACTGAGCACGACGCGGTAGAAGCCTGGGCCGAAGACGCACCCAGGACGGTGGCTGGTCATGTGGGTGTGACGGTCGAGTCGGCGCTGATGACCGAGTAGCCGCTCCCGCTCGAGCTCGCGCGGTAGTGCTTGAGCCCGGCGGTCAGGCCGGTGACGACCACGCTGTGGTTCAGCGTCATGGTCGGGTCGTAGACATGGGTCCCGTACGCGGTGGTGGGCCCGATGTCGATCGACGAGTCGCTCAGCACGCTGGTGTTCCAGGTAATCGTGGCCGTACCCACACCAGGCGTCGAAACCAGCACCGTGAGTCCTGGCGGTGGCATGAACTCGAGCGGGCGCGTGCCCAGACCAGGCTGCCCCAGGCTGGCATCTGTCGGCCAGTTGCTGGGCTGAGCCGAGCCCGTCTCGTTCCCGCGCCAGTCCACAGGCGTATGCGTCCACAGGCCACCGGCACGTCCGAGTGCCTGGGGCGTCGGCGTGATGGGCACTTCTTACGCCGCCGGCGGAGTGTCGGGCGGTCGGGCGGGGTCTTCGGCGCTGACACCGTCTGCTGGTGGCTGGTCCGTGCCCGGACTAACTGCCTCTCGAAAGGAGTCCGAATCGCTCAACGTGATCTCACCCGTCACGGTGTACCCGAGCCCCAGGTAGTTTTCGACGTTGGCCGCGGGACCGGTGAACGTGTCGCCGTCGGGCTTGGCGTAGGTGAAGTACAGGTCGCCGGGTGGGGTGGCCCGCGGTGCGACATACGGGGTCGCCTGTGCCGCGTCGAGAAACTCGCTCATCGTCGCCTCCTGGCTTGATCGATCGGATCGTAGCCCTCACCGCGCTGCAGCTTGCTCGAGAGCTCCTCCTGGCTGTGGCCCGCCGACGTCTCGACGCCCGCCAGCGCGGCCTCCTTCGTGGGCGCCTTCTCGGCCGGGATGCGCGGCAGCCGCGGCTTGTAGCCGGCCTGCTCGCAGAGCTGGTTGAACTCTGTCTCGAGCTCGTCGATGTCCAGGTCGCGCAGGCCGAAGTTGTCGTCGTCGAGCAGCGCCATCTGCGGGTGGCGCGCGATCAGCGAGCGGATGCCGGTGATCAGCTGCGCCTTGCGCTTCTGGTCCCGGATCACCTCCGGCCGCACCTCGTGCTCCCACTCGACCGCCTCGGGCGGGCGCAGGATGACGAAGCCCAGGTCCTCGTACATCGCGCGGTTGTTGGGGTCGCTCTGCAACTGGACGATGTCGCCGTCTGGACGGCGATACCACGCCAGCGGGTAGTTGTAGTTCAGCGCGTGGTGGGTAATCGCCGGCCCAGCCGGAGCGGCACGCGCCTCGAGCCGCTCGAGCAGGGACAGTGACTCAGCCAATGCCCTTGGCCCACACACCGAACGTCGGACGCATCATCTGGTGGCCGAAGATCACCTCGCTGGCCAGCTTCCAGGTGAAGAAGTCGATGTCGTAGAAGAGGTGCATCTTGGGCGAGCGCTGCACGATCAGCGCGATCGCCTCACGCTGGAAGATGAAGTTATTCGCCTGGCCGCCAGCGGGCTTGACCAGGTTGGTGGTGACGCTGATGTTCAGGCCGTACATGTCGCCGATAGAGCCAGAAACGGCCGGCTTCGGGTTGCCGATGTACAGGGCGTTCGACCAGCGGTCGAGGGTGATCTTGTTGGCCTTCTCGGCCGGCGACATGATCAGAAACCGGTCGTTCTCGGGCGCGTCGGCGTCGTCCAGGTACTGGTTGCCGCGCACCACGTCGACGTCGGCCAGTGCCGTGCCGAGCGTACCCACGGTCTGGGTAAAGCCCGCCACGTCCGCCGCCAGCTTGGAGTCGATGTCCTTGGCGATGGCGTAGCCCATCTTCATCTGATATTCGTTCTGCACGTCGACGATCGACTGGACCTTGACGATGTCCTCGATGCCGACCGCGGCGTAGTCCCAGATATTCAGGGTGATCGTCGTCGCCGTCTCGGCCACCGTCTCATACGTGATGGCGGTGTTCTCGGCCTTGGCCCGCGCGGCGACGTTGCCGATGCTGGCAACCTTGACCGCCTTCCCGACGCTGGCGTCGTCTTCGAACTCGCGGTTCACCTCTTTGGCGAACACCAGGTTCGCCTCGGTGGCGCGCAGCACCTGCTTCGACCAGATGTCGGGCGAGAACACGCCGTCGGAAATCGTCTTGTCTACGAACTCTGTCGCCCCAACAGCCATGGGGTTGTCCTTTCAAGCGGCTCACCCCAGTGGGGTGAGGAGATCACCGCCTGCGCACGTCGATGCCGCGCTCCAGGCGCACGCGAACGCCGGGTCTGGGCCGGCCCTTTTCGTCGAAGTGGCGGTCGTACTCCTCGAGCGTCATGGCGGAGACCTGGGCGTCCGTGATCTCGCGGTACGCCTGCGCAGGCCCTCCGTCCAGCTCTGGAGACTGCTCGCTCCCGACGGTCTGAGAGAGCTCCGCTTTGGACAGGGCTCCCGAGCGCTTCCTGACCTCCTCGCTCACGCCGTGGCGAATCGCGGCGTCCTGGACGGCGGTCAGATACGCGCCGAACGAATCGTATTGCTTTGTCTGCACCTCGCGCTGCACGTCTTCCGGCAGACTCGCCTGGAAGTTGCGCACCTGGGCCATATATGGATCGTTGGCCTGGCGCGCCTGCTCGTCCTGAGCCTGGCGCGCCTGCTGAATCCTGGCCGCGTCCAACTGCCCCAGCTGGTACAGGTCGCCCTGCTCATAGGCCTTCAGGCGCTGCTGGTCCTCAGTCTGGCGCTGCTGGTCCTCGATCAGCTTGCGGGCACGCTGGTTGCTTAGATCACCCAGCCACCCCTGGAAGAAGGGATCGGCGGCGAGCTCCTCGCGGCTGAGGTGATTGCGTATGACACCCAGCACCTCGGTCGGCGTGGTCTTGCCTTCGAGCTCGGACAGCCAGGCTGGGGGAGACGGCGCCTCGGTGGAATCCGCACCCGCCGAGCCGTCGGGTGGTGCGTCGGGGGGCTCAGCGGACTGGGCGTCTCCGGGAGGGGAGACGTCAGCCTGAGCCGATGCACCACGCCCCCGTCGCCGCCGAGGCGAGGTTGGCTCGGCAGTAGCGCAAGCGGCGAGCTGTGTTTGCTCGAGGTATTCGTCGAGCAGATCCGGGTGGATCGATCGCGTGACGTCGATGCTCACTTCTTGCTCTTACCTGCTTTGTTCATGGCGATCGCCACCGCCTGTCTCTGCGGCTTGCCCGCCTTCATCTCGGCCTTGATGTTGGACGAGATCCCGGCCTTGGTCCTGGCCTTCTTCCCGCTGAGCAGTGGCATCACTACCCCTTGATCGTCCCAAAGGTGGTCGGCGCGGTAAACGACGGCAGCGTGTTCTTGATCTGCGCCAGCGAGTCGTTGGGGTCCAGGCCGTACTTTTCCTGCATGCCCTGCAGGATCATGTTCTGCGTCGAGGGCGCCGAGCGCAGGAAATCCTGGCTGTTGATCTTGTTCGGCGTCGGGATGGCGTCGAGCACGCTCGAGACATTCTGCGAGTTGGCGCTGTTGGTGCCGCCGCGGATGTCGTCGATCATCTGCTGCATATACGCCATGCCCGTGTCCTGACCCGTGCCGCCCGCGGTGCCGACGCCGGCCACCGTGTTGGGCGCGCTGAAGCCGGCCACCGGTCCGCCGCCCAGCACGTTGCCGAGCTGGCCGACGACCTGCTGCTGGCGGAAGGGGTTGGCCTGCAGCGCCGCGGCGGCGTTGATGG